AAGTGCCCGCAGCTGTTTGCGTATGACAGCCGCCTGAACCTTGACCTCATCCCCGCAGATGCATTGACCAGGGGCAGCATGGGTCATGTCATGCAGGCACATCAGCACGCTATCTGGGGAGCTCGAGGGCCTGCAGGTGTCTGGGTAGATGACCAGCATTACACAGACCCATCCGTCTTTCTCAGCCCGGAAGCCGCCCTTCACGAGTGGTGTAATCGAAACAAGGCAGGGCATGAGCACATTGAAAGAATGATGGATACATTCCGCCGATACCTGGCGGCAAACCCTGAACCTCCAGGCACTGTGATTAAGGTGGAGTACCCCGTCACAGCAGTGCTGGGCGACAAGGATGGCCGGTGGGGATTGTGGGTTGTCGCTCTTGAGGAAGCGGGATTCGACCGCTCTCGGGATGAGGTGATGGCTTGGGATGGACAAGTCATTAAGACAACACCGCTCAACGTGCCGGGTCACGACGACCACGACAAGGCCATCGTCCTGACTCGACGACTGGACATGGTGACAAGAGACCGCTCGAACCGCGTCTACATCTGGGACCACAAGCACCAAGCCATGGTCAAGCTGGGTACCAGCGTCATCGGCTACTCCATCGATGGTGGCTTCTCTGCTTTCCGCATCATGGGCAAGCAGATGTACGGCAAGAACTTTGGTGGCCTGGCGCTCAACCTCATCCAGACTCAGGAGCCTTGGCGAGTCGCACGACCCACTGTTCCACCGACACCGCACAGAGACGGGCACTTCGCTCAGATGCTGTGGCGAGCAGAGCATCAGATGGCCCGACTTGACCTCGAGTGCCCTGGATTCTGGGACTGGCCAAAAGCGCAAAGTGAGACAACCTGTGTCGGTCGATACGGGAAGTGCGCTGCTCTAAAACTCTGTTCCTATGGGCCTTCTGCGGCAATCTGATTTACCTTCTTGACGAGTGCTTACCGCTCCGCTATCTCTATAAGACTGACTGAAACGGCCGAGTCTGACACCTCGACCACAACTAAAAGGACCTCGCATGACTACGTCTAAAGACGGCCTTCCGTCCGTGATGATCACGGTGTATGGCAAGCCGAAGAACAAGAAGACTTCGGATGCCTTGGCTACATTCCCGACGGCGCTTTGCCTGGGTGTGCCCTCCGCCGTGACTCTCGTGGCTCAGAATGAACTGGGCTTCACGCCAAGTGTTCATCCCAGCAGCCCTCGCACATTGCCAGACTTGGTGCGCTTGTTGCACCACCTCGGTGATTCAGGAGACGCGCAGAAGTACGGCGCCATCATCATCGATGATGCCAGTCACTTGTGCCAGCAGTCGATGCTGTACTGGCAGGACAAGGCACCGACTGGTCGCTCAGGTAAGAAGGACCGCTTCTATCAGTATCAGGAGCTCAACCGGCATCTACTTGAGATTTCCAGCTTGGCGCGTCACATTGGCGTTCATCTGTTGATGACGTTCCATGAGCGTACACCGGGCTCAAACGTGGATGGTCGCTTCTGTCCTGGTGGTCCTGATGTTCCAAGTCGCAATCAGGTGGAGACAATCCCCTCTTGGTGCGACATCAATGTACGGGCCATGATTGACCCGACGTACCCAGACCCATGGTTCCCCGCGGTTTACTACTGCGACCCCACCGACCCTGAGTGGGTCACGGGTGACCGTACGGGTGTGTGCTACGACAAGACACCAGGCAACATGAGAGAGGTGTTGCGAGCCAGTCAGAGCAACTACAAGCTTGACCGTGTGAAGGGCCTCGAGTGGCAAGATGAGATGGCTGACGCTGTGGCTGAGGCTATGGTGCAGGGTGCGTCGTCTCGCGAGGCCGTCACTGCTGCCACTGATGGTCGTAAGGAAGCTCAGCTTCACTTGCGCTGGGCGTGCCAGGATGGCATCGCTCGTGGCGTCTTGCAGTTGAGAGCTAAGAGATCTCTCTTTGATTTCGTGGCTGAGGAAGCTGAGGCGGACAAAAGTAAGAGTCCCTCGCTACCTCCTCCACCCCCCGCATCCTGATGGCATCTGTTGTCAGGACCCCGGACCTTGTGTCCATTACTACTACCAATACAATCGATAAGGAAAAATCATGGGTATCAAAATCCCCGGCACGGCTTTCAAGGGCGTGAGCTCTTTCGGCTCATCTGCTCCAGAGGCTGGCTTCTACGCCGTCAACATCGTCAACATCGAGACCAGCCCCAAGGACAAGCCCGGCACTCGCCGCTTCCACGTTCAGTTTGAGAACGGCTTCAAGATGTTCGAGTTCGTGCACCTGGCCTTCGACGACAACGGACAAGCTCTTGCAGGTCTGACGGAGAACCAGACTCGTGGTCGCATGGCAGGTCTTCGCACTATCCTTGAGTCTCTGGGCTACAGCGCTGAGGACATCGAGAACGCGGGTGAGATCAACGACGCTTGGTTCTTGTCTGGACAGAACGGTGGCCGTCACGGTTACGTCGAGTTCACTCCGGGTCAGCGTGGTGTTCCCGGTAGCTACAGCAGCATCGACCAGTGGACTACCAAGGCTCGTTATGATGCATTGGTGGCTGCAGGTAAGACCGTCAAGGAGACTGTGGAGGTTGCCGAGGAGGCTGCCCCTGCTGTCCCCTCTAACGGTGCGGCTGCTCCGACTGCTGGTGTCGCTCTACCTCCGCCTCCAAGCGCGGCGCAGAACATCGTCAGCTAACGCTATGGGTTGAGGTCAGTAGCAGCACTCTGACTTCAGCTCGGGTCACCACTACCAAGAGGTCCGGTGGTGGTGGCCCTCTTCCTCTGGACCTCATTGAGACAACGTGAAGTACGACCCACGAGACCATGGAGCTAAGTGTGATGAATGTCCACTTGGTCCAGGTCCATCCGGTGTTCTTCGCAAAGATGACTGGCAGCCAGTAGGACCGGAGCTCCATCACGGGGCAACGGTGCTCGCCGTAGCTGAGGCGCCGGGACCGGATGAGGTCATCCATGGCAGGCCACTTGTCGGTCGTGGTGGATCTGAGTGGAGCCATGCTTTGTCCAGCTGCGGTAAGCAGCGGACAGATATTGACCTTGACAATGTCATGTGCTGTAAGCCTCCCGGTCAATCGTCAGGTGCATGGCGTCGACTTGAACGTCGACTTGACTCGATGAATAAGGAGCGCGCGACTGAAGGTGAGCCTCGTATCCCCCATCCGTCAGAGTGTTGTGCTCCCAGACTGAAGGCTACAGTTGAGCGCTATGAGTCAGTGCTGACGCTGGGGCGTGTGGCTACGGCATCTGTCACGGGCAACGCATCCAGTATCTTTAAGAGCAGAGGCGGCCCACTACGTTTGAACGACGACAAGCGAGCGATGCCTACGCTGCATCCATCGTTTGTGCTCCGGTCTCCGGGTTGGCGTAGCGTCTTCCATTCCGATGTGTCTAAGGCATTCCGTTGGTTCAATGACAACCTACTGTGGACGGAGCCGGATACCTTGTGGCGTCCAGTGCCCCATGAGCTTGAAGAGTGGCTGGCTCAGCCTGCACCCTTCTGGGCCTACGATGTTGAGACCGACGGCATCGAACCCATGACTTGTGCACTACGCACCATAGCTATTGCCATCCCTGACTTGAGCCCTGGAGGCAAAGCCGCCGATGGATTTATTCACCAGAACTCCCGCGCTGTAGGCATCAGCTTTCTCTCAGCTGACGGGCACACTGGTTTCTATGAGCCTGCTGTTGAGGCTGAGCTGAAAGATATTCTCAGACGTGCATTCACAGATGGGAGAGTCTGGGTCGGGCACAACGCAGGTAGCTACGACCGTATGGTCATCGAGAACCACTTCGGGGTGACGCCTAAGCCGCTGGTAGACACGCTGTTCCCTGCTCGGTTCAGGGCACCTGACCTGCCTAAGGGGCTGAAGACTATCGGCTCAGTGCTCACAGATGTGGAGCGGTGGGAGACCACAGAGAAAGGCGACAGCATCGCAACGGGCACGACCGATGACGATGAGCTCTTGCGGTACAACATCATCGACACCGTAGTGAATGCACGAATCGTTGTACCACTCATGAAGGCAGCGGATGAGGCTGGGGCCTTCCGGCCACTACGTGAAGACTTCAAGCCAAACAACTGGTCAAGTGACCGCGCGTGGAATCTCAACGAGGTGGACCACGCAACTCAAGAGATGTGCGTGGACATGCACAAGAACGGTGTGTGGGTAGACCAAGCAAGACGGCGAGAGCTTGTCACCCACTTCTCAAAGTCAGTACATGAGCGTGAGAAGCGCATCGACGAGATGGCTCCGGGTATCAACCCAGGTAGCTACGACCAGATTCGTGAGCTGTTCTACACCGACTGGAGGCTGAGCATCCCACCACAGATGGAGGCCAAGGACTTCTACACAGAGACGGGAGCGCCCGGTACTGGTGACAATGTGCTCAGGTCTCACATCGCCAGCGGCAAGCTGAGTGAGATGCAAGAGGCATTCGTGCGTGAGCTTCGGCTCTATCGCAGGGAGAAGAACAAGATTCTGGGCACCGTACTCATCCCACTGAACCGACGGGACATGGACCCGAAGAAGGGATTGGTCTGGGAGGATGGGCGCGTCCGTCCCTCATGGAACGCTCACGTTACCAGTGTAGGTCGACTCAGTTGTAGTGG